ATTAAGTAGCAGTTCCAGTTGAACGGTAACGCACCAACGCGTTAGGGTCCCGAACGGATGTTGCAAGTCTTTTTTCCCCGAAAAAGGTTATAAATCCTGGGGCCGTCTGATCGTATCTACGCATAATCATGTTCAATCTGTCAATGATTGTGTGACCGCGTGTAAAATCACCAAAGTACATTGGGTACAAACTTGTTGTAGCCGCAGAACCTGCCGTTGTTTGCGATGGTGTATCGCAATACTTGTTTACGACAACATCAAAGCCCAACAATGAACCTACGATACCCTCAACTGACAAACCTTCGTTACGGTTAAAGATAGGTGCGCCGTTGTTATCCTTCAATGCACGAATCGCGTTCAACAAAATTGGGTTAATCATAAACTTTGTTGATGGTGTCCAATATTGTTGTGGCAACTGATAAATCGTATTGATTACATCGTTGTAAGTAATATTGTTTGCGCCAACGGTGTTAGCGTTAGTGGTAATTTGGTCATAAGTAGCAAGGCTATGCAAACCGCTTGATGAACCAGTACCGCTAGAACCAAATGCCGCAGTAGTGCAAGTACCACCCGCATAGGTAGCGTTAGCACCCGCGTATTGGTCTAAACCGCGCAAGCCGTTTGTACCGCCGTAGGGGTTAGTTGCTGATTGTGCCGCTTGGTCCGAGTTTTGGACCATTGAAAGGGCTTCTGCTTGTGAGAATTCCATCAACATATCGTCAACCACATTGGCTTCCAAACCATCGATGTCATCCAAAGCCGCAGTACGGATTGGGAATTGAACATTCAGGTCTTGCAGAACCAATTGCCAAATAGTTGTATCTTCAGTTGTAGCCGCGCCATTGTTTTGAATGGTGTAGCCCCATGCCGCACCCGCATTACCAGTTTTGACACGGAATTGATAAGAAGAACCATCAGTAGCAACGGTGCGTGACAAACCGCGCATGGGGTTAGCCAAACGCAAAGCGGCAAACACGGGGTCATAAGCGGTGCGACCACCTTGATTGTTACCTGAACCTGTCAATGCTGATGCCTCAAGCATATACGCATCGCGTTGGCTTTCGTCAGCAAAAATTTGCAGTTCTTTTTCTACGCGGGAATTGCTTTTGTAGAAAGAAGAAAGTTGTTCCTTAACAGAACGGTTCACATCTTGGCGAACAGTCTTAGCGGGCTTGATAACGGCGGGTGCTTGAATCGATGCTACTTTGGCTTCCAAAGCGGCAATAGTTTCTTGCATTTCGTTTTTAATCGCTTCAACGGCGGCGGGAATTTTTGCTTCTACGGCGGCAATGCTTTCGCTTTGCTTGGCTTCGATAGCATCCAGTTTTTCAATGATTGCTTGTGACATGATTTAACCTTTAATTTTGGTATCAAGAATTTTAAGAAGTTCACGGGTTTCTAAAGCCGCGAGAATTTCCGCTTCGGTAGCCTCCGCATCTGATTCACTCAGAATAGGCGCAATTTCAATAGGCGTTGTAACTACATCGCGCAGTTCTAACACTTTTTTGAACGTAGATGCGGCGGCTACCGCATCCTTTTTAGATAGCCCAACTTCACGCAAGGCTTGTTCTAAAACTTTTAAATCCGCAGAACCATCAGGTCGGAAATATTCCAATCTGCTAACTTCTGCTTGTGGGTTGTTGGGATACATCACTACGGATACTTCGCGCAAACCGCCTTTAGTGATTTGGAAATAACCTTCTTCGTAATCTTCGCAAGGGTTGCCTTCAGCATCGACCATGCAATATTCTTCGGCGTATGCGCCAACGGAAACGCCGCCAAACATAGCGGGGCTTTCTTGCATTACTTTGTAAAGGTCAGAACCCATCGTAGTATTGACATACAAACGCCCTTCGGCTTTCATTCCTGTATCGTCAAACTCAAACGCATCCCATTGACCAACGGGGATTGCATCCGCATCGTGATTTACAAACATGGGTAGTGGGCGACCTGATGCAGAAAAATCTTCTGCCCATTTCATAAACCCTTCAGGCTGATAATTAAACCGCCTACCATCTGCGCCTTCACGCGCACCCCAAGTAGTTACGGTTGCTTCAATTTTTCCTGTCATTGCGCCTTGCTTTTCCAAAACTAATTTGGCTTCGCAAATCATCATCAGGTTTTTTACGGTCATGGATTACCTCATCGATTTTAGTTCGGTCGATGTCATATATTGTTTTAGGGGGTCGCCCTCTTTTAGGGGGCGGTTCTGTATTTGGCTTATATGTTGCCAAGGATGCTATCACTAATTTAAAAATAGTGGACAATTTATTTTTACTTGCCGATATTCATTTTGCGGGTTTGGTTTCCACCGCCGCCGCCCGTATCTTGGGGGGATGTTCCGACAATCGGTTTATCTTTCCCGCCCTTATCAATCAATTCATCTGCCCCATCAATATTGGGCATACCCAAGTATTCACGCGCTTCGTTGGGGGTCATAATCCCGTTTGTAACGCCCGCGGTAGCAAAATTCATTTGGTCTAACGGTGCGCCTTTTAAGAAATTGCGCGTATCAAACTCAATGCACAAATTAGGGTAGCCAACAAACAAATGTTGTTTTAATTTCTGCTGAATGTTAATTAAAGTTGGGTACATTGTGGATTTATAGAATTCATCCATCATTGTTTGGGTATTGTTGTACTTGGAATCCCCAATGCCAATCATTGCCGCGGGTACGCCAAACAAACCGCAAATCCGCTTCATGGTTTGTTCTTTTAACTTAGCCGCATCGGTATCCTGTAGGGTCAACATATCCAACGGGGTGTACTTCATGCCCTGATCTAGCAACATACCCTGACCCGCCTTGCTTGGGTCACTTGGGCGGCTAGAAACCATTGCCGACCATGCTTCTTTTAGGCGGGCGGCAATTTCTTTGTACTTGCCATCAGGAATAACGCTTTCGGTAGTAAACATTCCGCTTGGCTTTGCGCCGTTCTGCATGATGTAGTTTGCGTAAAGGTCAATATCTTGGTCTAGCGAAACCAGTTCTGCCGCCAAAATGCCTTTGTTAAAACCCGCAGAACCTTGCCAGTTCATTTCCTTAATGTGCATCACTTGGTTAAAGTTCAGCGGTTCATCACGGTTAAAACCGTAGGCGGGCGTACTCAAACGATACGATGGGTAACGCGCAGGGGTGATTGTTACGGCAATCAAAGTTGAATCAAGCAAGTACATTTCTAACGGGGTTTCCGTTGTACTTTCTTGGTCTTTTCTCCACCAAAGGGTAAATGCTTCGCCCGCAAGTTCGTACCACATGAGCCACTGATACCAAAATTCGTAGGTGCTTTGGAATTGATTGGGTTGCGCCAAAAGGTTTGCCACTTGCTTGGCTTTAGCCTTATCCCGTGCGCCCACTAGCGGCGATTTAATGGCATCGACATAAGTACCATCTTCCGATTGGCTAACCACGCGAATAGGCAATTGGGATAGGGCGCGGGCTTTAGCCGCAACGCAAGCCATGATTGTGCTATTGCGCGTAAGCAATGACATATCCACGGGGCGACCCGCGTTATTGGTTGCGCCTGTGGTTACATAAAGAATCTGAGTATTGACATTAGGGTTCTTATTATTGCCCTGATAAACGATGTTATTACCTAGCGCAGATTGCCCAAATAGCGTATTAGATTCGTTTTTTTGGTCTTTATTGCGCTTGAAAATGTCGAAAATAGCCATGTTTTTACCCAATTTCTTGATGGTTTACCATTCAAAACTTCTAAATCCAAATGTATCAGAAATAAAAACATTGTCTAGATGGCAATGCAAAGCCATAATCATTGCAATAATTCCGTCAACTTTTGCGGATGTATCGGCTTCATTCTTACGAACTTTTACATTTCCGTTTACATCTGTATAAACTTCCGCGTTTGCCAGTTGCCAACCAACAAAAGGGTTGCCATCGTGCATAATGCCTTTTTTTAGAATCAATTGTTCTGCGGTTTTAGACGGGTTAGATAGAACCGCCATTCCCTGCCCAACCTTCTTTACGGGTAAACCCTCAGAATACAAATTAGCAACCAATGACGCGGCGTTGTACGGGTCGTAGCCGATTTCTTTAACATTGTGCTTAATACATTGTTGCTTAATGTAGGTTTCCACTTCGTTAAGGTCGGTCACATTGCCTTGCGTTAGCCGCAATATGCCGCTTGCATGGGCTTGCAAAAAGATTGATTTATAGTGATTTGGGATTAGGTCTAAACTTTCTTCGGGTAAGAAAAATTGGAATTCTGCAAAGAACTTTTCTTCCGAATATCGGTGCAAAGTACAAACCGCGTTTAAGTCGCGGCTATATGCCAAGTCAAACGCAATAAAAGTTGATTCGGGTTTATCTTCGGGCATAGGGCAAACTGAATCATCCCAATACCTTCTATCGACCCACGCGCTATTTGCGCTTACATAGATGTTCAGTTGCTTACAAAGAAATTCGTTAAGGCTTGCGGGCTTAGATTGCGCTTCGTGCGCCATGTGCCTAATGTGTTCGGTCGTAACCGATATTCCAAGCATAGGGTTGGCTTTAGCCCAAGTTTCTTCGTTTGACCATTCATCACCCGCATCGATGGAATACAGTAAACCAAACCATCGGTAGTTATCTTCTGCCGTGCCGCGTAGCACCGTGCGTAAGTGGTTTAAATCTTCAAAGAACTTTGTTTCGCGGGTAAACGATGCCGTAGTTAAATACATACGCAAAGGGTTTTTACGCGCACCCATACCCGAATGTAAAACCTCAATAGATGACCGTTCTGTAATCTGCGCGGCTTCGTCAATCATCGCGCACGATGGGTTTTTTCCATCGCCTGTTTTTCTGTTATCACGGGATAGCGCACGGTAAGTAGAAGTGGAATCGCCCGCCTTCTTTAGTTCGCTTCGGTAAACAACAAACTTTTGCTGAAACTCATGCACCATATTTTCAATGATGGCTTTAGATGAATCAAAGCAAATACTTGCCTGTTCGCGGTTGGTCGCCAAAGTAAACACTTCCGCACCCGCATCGCCAAACTGTAATTCATAAAGTGCAATGATTGATGCCAAAGTTGTCTTGCCTGATTTACGCGGCACAAACAAAATTACATCAGTTACCCAACGAATCGTTTTATCTTTTCTATCCCTAAACCCATAAATAGCGGCAAGAAACAAAATCTGAAACGGTTGCAGTTGGATAGGCTTGCCCGCTTCCGCACCTTTAACATGGCGGCAGAACTTGGCAAACTTTAAAATGTGTTCGGCTTTTTCGGGTACAAATTCATAAGGCGCATCCCGCCGTTCCACCATATCTAGGAATCGTTGGGCGGCTAACCTTACATCTTCGCAAGCGGTAATGTCGCCAAGGGTTACGCCCCTAGCGTATTGAAAAGCGGGTTCAAGCAGTTGCGAATAACTCATCTACTTCGGATGCCTTGTTCTTTATCTTTGGGCGACCCCTTGCCACTAATGCTAGTTCGGCAAGAATTTTTATCGCTTTGTCCATTGATTCGGTTCTTATCTTGTAATAGGGGCTTGGTGCATCCCCCGCGTTGTAGTGGTAAATCGCGCCATTTTCCAATAATCCAATGTGCGCCTGAACCAAAGTTTCCACCACCAAAACCAAAGAACCAATTAGCAGTTCATCAGATGCAGTTAACGCACCCGTTGAATTTTCCACTTCGTTCCTGATGGCGGTTTCAAACGCATCTGCGTTCCAAGTGCTTGGATTACGCAAAAACGCAATAATTTGTTTAGGTGCTTTTTTCATTTTTTTATATTAAACGCTTTGTTGTAGTTTAGCAACCTTATAACCCCCGCTAACTTTGCC